CGCACCACCCACAGAAGCCCATGCCGTGCCGTTATAGCCCTCAAACTCGGTTGTAGTGGTGTTGAACCGCAACATACCGCTTGCCGCAGTTGGTCGCTGACCAGTCGTTCCCTTGCTGATGATTAACGCACCAGTTGAACTAAAGGTTGAATCTAGGGTAGCAGTCAGAGCGCCTGTTACAGCCGCCGTGCCTGTTATAGCCAGAGCCGTGCCGCTCCATGTCAGATTAGCCGAGCCACCTAAAACGCCTGAGTTATTGAACTGAACCTGAGTATTAGAGCCAGCCGCATTAGCAATCGTTGAGCCTATCTTGATGAAATCTACGCCGTTCCATGAACAGACCGCTGATTCACCCGCAATGATCGTTACACCCGTTGTCGGCCCTACTCCCACCAGCTTAATAGACTGGGTACTTCCCGTCTTATTAATAACGACATAGACCTTAGACTGCGCTGGCGCTGTGATAGTCCTTGTCACCGTTCCACTCGCCGTCCATAACAGAACAGCTTGCCTAGAGGTATTTGCCGCACCAGTTGTGGTGGTCAGGGTTACATCTGCATCAGAAGAGATTGTTGTAGTACCTGCTACGGCAGTGTCCAAAAGGCTCGTAATCTCATCATTGACTACTGTTCCCCAAGTATTGGCTTCCGTTCCTGTGACGGGTTTGGCTAGGCCAAGAAGAGTGGTGTAATTAATTGTCATCTTGTTTTCCTCATGCCGCTATGCGCGTCCATACATTTGTTTGTGCGTCATTAACTTGGACCCAATTAGAAGACTGCGAATCATTGACATTTTGCCAGTTAACTGATTGACTGTCATCCACAACTGTCCAAACCAAGAGGCTACCAACCTGGCCCACCCCTTGTACGCCTGTGACGTTAACTTCAACGCCAATCCCAACCGATACTGTTCCAACACTACCCGTGGCCAAAAGTCCCGTAACCGGAACATTTGTTGTAACTTCCACTTGAGGAGTGCCCACCTGGCCAGTTCCTTGAACGCCTGTAAGGGATACCGCAGCATTCCCAGTAGACGTAACCGATCCAATCTCTCCCGTTGCCTGCACCCCAGTAGCGAAGACGTCAGCATTTGCGGCAACTGTGGTCGCCCCGACAAAGCCTGTTGCAGATACTCCCGTGAGCACCACATTTGCCGTGGTGTTGATAACAACTGACCCAACTTGGCCTGTGGCAGATACTCCCGTGAGCGATACATTGGCCCCGCCTGTGACGGTTGCTGCCCCGACAAAGCCTGTTGCAAAAACTCCGGTAACACTGACATTGGCACCTGCCTGGGCAGTGACTGAGCCAACTTGGCCCGTGCCAGACACCCCTGTGAGACTGACGTTAGCTGTACCGATAACAGTGGCTGTACCGACCGACCCTGTAGCCTGTAAACCAGTAACGGAGACATTGGCCCCCGCACTGACGGTAACAGCGCCAATTTGCCCTGTTGCAGAGACGCCCGTGACATTGACATTGGCATTTGCGGCTGTGGTAACCGTTCCGACCTGCCCAGTTGCAGACAGCGTGACCGCACCCTCGCCCCACGGGGCCTCACCCCAGGCTTGACTACCAAATCCGCCAAGTGCAATCCGTACATCAGCCACTTACGCCTCTTAGGCAATACGAAGTATTGCGTTTGTTGAATCAGCAGTAGGGAAGATAATGGTGAAAGTGCCCGATGTGGAGGTTTTTGCACCACCGAAATCCAAGATACACACCGAAGGGTCTCCTGCGGCAGTATCGTTGTAGATCATCGCTCCATAGGCCGTTATCGTGGCACTGGTAAACGACAAATCAGCAAAATCCGTGAACGCAGTGGTCGAAGTAGAAGTTGGGGTTACGTTTGTCAACGCACCACCACCCGCAGAATATGAACCCGATGCAGCCACTTCATTGGTGGCTGTATACGCTGTTGTTGCCGCCGTAAAAGAGGCACTGTTATCGTATAAAGCCAACTTAAAAGTGTTTCCGGTGCTGGTTGTAAAGTTGTGCACAGCCTTCATCAGTTCCACTTTGAAACTGGTGCACATGAAGTTTCCTGAAAATGCCATTTTTAATCTCCTAACAAATGAACGAGGTTGGAATGCCCTGCTTCATGCAGGCGAATTGCGATAGTTGCCCTATCTTGATTTACCGCTTCTTCAAGATATGTCTTAATTACGGAGCGCACAGCGCCACGAAAAGCAATGGCCTGATCCCGAATTGCAGGATGAGACTCACTTCCAACGTAAAGAATCTTCTCAATGGCTCGATCGGCCAACTCGTCAGGAGTCCAGCCACGCCCATTGGTAGTGGCAACATTTATTCCACCTAGCAATACAGAAGATTGACTGCCTATCATGGTCCTGGTGACTCCGATTTAAGTTGAATACGTACCATGCCATCACGGTATTCATCACGACGGCGACGGCCCTGTTGTTCGATGCCAAGTCCTTGGAGAGCTTGCTTGTAACTTGCGTCAAAAGTAGCCATCATGTCAGGAGGCCCCTTAGTGTAGCTATACGCCTGTATTAAACAAGCGTAAAACAACGCTTCAGGAGCGTTGGTGCTAATCCACGTTGTAGTATTTGTGGAGGAAAGCTGAGGAGGGCGATAGATATAGCCCAGTTCAACTGCCAACGCAGAACTTGGAGTAGGTGCAATGTAGAAAGTGTTTTCATCCCACACTGAATAGTATTTTGGAATACCCGTCGTAGCCCCATTAGGCCAGTACTCTTTCATAAAAGAAGTATCCCGAAACTCCAAGAAGATTTGATCTGTTCCTGAAGTAACGATGAGATATCGATGAGTCAAGATATCACTAGGAGCAGTTAAAAATCTGTTGCTGGCCGTTAAATTGGCTGTCACTTCAAGCTTAAACACATCCAAGTCAATGTCCCGCAAAATACGGTTCTCTGCAAAAGTAATAAACACGTTTATTACCGCATCAGTGAAGACGTTTGCGCCTACTTCTGTGTAGTTACGTATGTTTGTTACAAGTTCGTTGTACGTCATGAGATCACCACTGTTACAGAACCTACCACGCCCTGAGCAATCAAAGCCTTATCCTCTATGTAGGGACGCATGTCGTTGGTGTTTCTAGCCGTTCCAAAACTTTGGAAAGCTGAAAAGCCCGGTGCCCCTACAAAGACAGATACAGGCTCAATTCTATCTGGACGCGGCTCATAAAGGGCAATTGCATCGCCTCTATATTTCAAAGGCTCAAGTTGAGGCTCTTTAGGTTCGTAGTCATCGGGACACACCTTAAAGCCTCGCCAATTCTTGCGAAGCACGTTGTACTCATATCGCTGGCCGCAGTAATCACACAGGCCGTATGAAAATTTACCCGTTGCGAAGGCCATGCGTTACACCCCTAAGTCAGGGACAAAATTAACACTAGCCGTATCCCTGTCCTCCATCGCGGCACGCAAGAAGTCCTCTTCGTAGATCGCCTTGAGCGCACCCGTACGCTCAGGAGAGTACTTGAGAGATATGTAATACGCCAGTCCTGATGTCAGGCATGGCAAGAATCTAAAGTTAACGTCTGATGTATTGGTGTATGCACCAGCATCTTGGATACGACGAATGCGGTAATACACAAACGTGTAGTTTTGATCCGCCGCCGGGTAGAAAAACACCTTTGGCACGTTCGTTCTCTGTACATAGTACTGAGCAGGACGCGCTTGAGACGTCTTGTCAGGGATGTTCAGGTACTCAGAGCGACTGATGCGGTCGATCGTGATGTCAGTCAAGATGCCCTGTGACGGGTCTCGAATGACAGCGGACAAAACATTAACGGTATCTGTAGCCAACGATATCTCATTGTTGCCCTGAACCAATGCATACGTAGCCTGCTCAATGGTCCAGAGGTTAAGCCCTCTGTTTGCCCAATCCAGAAACAACAAATTCAAAGAGCGACGCGCAGACTTCAACTGGTAGCCATTTGTGCCACGTATCCCGCAGCGCTCAAATGATTCCTCAATTAAGTCGTCAATCGACAGATCAAAGGTTGTTGTCCCTGAAGTGGTCATTTAGCAGGCTCCGCCCTTCATCATCTTCTTGGCACTGCCACCCTTCATCATGCCCATGGCCATTTTCTTATGTTGATTGATGGCCATGCCACCTTTCTTCATCATAGGAACGCCAGTAGTTTTGCTCGTTTCAGAGACCATTTTGTTTGCAGCACCGCTTTCAACAGCACCACCGCCGCGCGTTGCGCAACCCATTCCACGTCCAGCCATGTTATTTCCCCTTTTTCATTGCGCGGCCCTTGACGTCGGCCGTTTTACGTCCCACAGCGCGACCCATTTTGTCGCCCATAGCAGAATCTTTCATCATGGAGCCGTCCGACATCTTGTGCATGCCTGCCGCGCCGCCCTTTTTC